CCTGACGCATATCCGCCAAGTGAAGCCACAAAAACAAGTGTATTGCCGCTTTCAATGTTTGGTGGAAGATTTAATATGTGCTCCGGCTTATTAAGCGCGTCATACGTTTCGACAGAGCTAAGAACGTTTATCATTACCGCGCCACCTCTTGCGAAATACAGTCGCCCGAGGCGTTACAAAGCTCTAACGTAACTCTGATTTCAGGGAAAAGAGGACTTGCGCTTGGGATCTCAACTTTTACGACTTCTGATCGTCTGCCCTCGATCTCTGCAACGGTTGAGATTTGAAAAGAATATAAGCCCGAATCGACGTCGTTTATCGTATAAGAAGTCGTCGGCGGCAAGGAGACGACAACCTCCTCGCCGGCGTCACGCGAATAATAGAGCTTATAACCTTGAATCTTTGAAAGGTCGAGCGGCGTTCCGTCCTCTCTCATGTTTGCGTGATCCCAATTTAGATGAATATCCGGACGCTCGTATTGCGCGACAACCTCGCTCGCCGAAAGCGCAAAAACATCGACCGCAATGCCGGCAAAAACGCAGATAATCAATCCCAAGAGAACGCGCTCGACTAAACTCATTGCTAAACCTTACGAAAAAACAAAAATCCACCCAAACGGACGCCGTAATAAAAGAGTCGAGCTTTAAACTCGGAGACCTTGCACTCGATTAGCGCCTCGTAAAAAACGAGATCGCACTCTTTACGCGAGAGCGCGCGATTGAATACATCGACCTCGTCCGAATACAAAAAGTCGTGAACGACGGCCGCTTTCTTGCTCTTGCCGTTGCGGTTAAAGAACGGACGCAAGAACGGCGGAATCGAGGCGAGATCCGTCCTAAACCCGATTGGCACGCGCACCAAAATCGAGGCGTTATTCGACAAATAATCGATCCCTCGCAACAAACGAAAATCCTCACTCTCTGCAATCTCCTCGAGTTGAAGCGAACCAACGAACGGCATTAGATCAAACCTTTGTACAACTGAGCCGCCGAGATCGCGGTCGTGAATAGATCGCCAAGCGTGAGCCTTGTCTCTTTGTCCAAGACGTCGACGCGCTCGAGCTCATGCTCCAAGAGCGCAAGGATCTCGATCACGAGTATTCGATCCTCCGGCGCAAGCTGCGACCAATCGATCGAGCGATTAAGCATCGACAACAACTCACCCTTTGACGCCTCAGGATCGCCCTCGAGCATCGACCTCACCCTCTCGCCCCTTTCGATCACGGCGTCGGCTCTGGCGTGCTCCTCGTCGAGCGTCTCACCTCGAGCGATATACGTCGCGACGGCTTGGCGCATTGCTACGGACGCAAGCAAAGGATTATCGGACGCATAATCAGCAAGCGAGGAGATCGGCGCGCACGCTGAAACAAGACATAAAAAAACCGCGACAAGCGCGGCACTAATTAAACTTTTCGGATTCATTACTCGCCCCTCTCTCTGAGAATCTTTAACCGTTGTCTCTCGAAATAGATCTTTGCGCAAAACGTCAAAACGCCGAGCGTCGCCCCTATTACGACGCCCCACTCGTTAATGGTAAGACCTGAGAACACTGTCGCGCCTCCGGCGATATATGTCGCCTTTTCTGCTGCTTTATGCGCCACTTCGACAACGTGCTCGTCGTGCATTAACGCCTTTGCAGCGATAACAAGGCGATCCATCATATCGAGACCTTAATTAAATCGGTTTTGGTTAATTGTTTTTTGCCGGCGAGCACGCGATAACGAACCATGTCGTAAACGTGATCCTCGGCCTTTGTGTCGACGTCCTCGGGCTTGAGCTTGTCTCGAGGCAGTGTCGGCAAGATAGAAATCGAGGCGCGGCAATGATCCATAAAATACAAAGCCGGCGACTCTGGATAGTCTTTTGACGCCTCTCGCAATCGATCTCGCATCAAGTTAAGACCGACGACCCTCGAGCCGGCGCTCTTATCTGATTTCGTCCACCGGACGCCCTCTCGAGCCATTGTCTCGGCGATTGTTGGAACGCTCTTGTCGATCACGTTCGAGATCTGGTTATCAGCGACGCCGGCGTTCACCTTGCCCGAGATCCACTCTCCGGCCGCAAAGTCCGACTCTCGTTCGTTTACGCCCTCGGCGATCTCTTTCGAGCTCAAGCGTAAGCCCTTATTTGTGCCGATTGACGGCGTTCCGTACCACTCGCCAAACTGGATAATCGAGCCTTTCGGCGGCGCGAAGATCGTACCGTCCTCAAGCGTCGCTTCCGTTCCGTCCGACTCTGCAAACCAACCAACCGAGAAAGGGTGTTCAGATCCCCAATCGAAAGCCCGATCAAGTCGCCAAGAGCTCGGCACTTTGAAGCGCGGAACAATACAACGAGGCGACCAAACATCGTCGAGCGCGCCACCGGCGACGATATTCCAATCGCCCTCGAGCATCGCCCTGATTAACGCATCATCACCAAGACCGGAAAGTCGATCGGCGTAATCGGCGTCCTGAGTCGGATTGTCATCGAGCCGGCTCGGGATAAATTGGCGGAGCATCGCGCCCTCGCTTTTTGGCGTTCTCACGACCTCGAGCGGCGGAGCAAAATCAACAAACGATCTTTTTACCCAAGTATGCCCGACGCCGGACGGATTAGAGCCGCATAGAATCATCGGTAAGCGGCTTTTTAGCTCCTCGGGTACTGCTAGGCCACCTAAGCGGCACCGAGCCCTTAGAAAGCGATATATTTTGTCTGTGAAGTGAGTCAATTCGTCGATTAAGAGCAAGTGAATCTCTGCGCCCCGATATTTCTCGACGTCTTTTTCGTGCTGACAATGAGAGAGCCAGATTTTTGAGCCGTTCCAAAACTCGAGATAGTTTTTCGAGCCATTAAATCGAACATGGCCGGAGATCAACCAAGCGTCGAGCATCGAATAAAATCCCCCTGCGCCCTCCATGTGATTCTTGTACAAATCATCGGAGAGGCGTCGAAAGAGATACACTTGCAAACCGGCCACTTGCGCACAAAACGCAATCGCGACGACGCGCATTAAATGCGACTTGCCTCCGCCGGCTGCTCCGCCGAAAAGGATCTCGGTCGCGCTCGAGTTAAAGGCGACGGCTTGTTTTGGGTGCAAGCTAAGATCGACCGCCGCCATAAAATTACTTGGTTAACGAGATGTTAAGAACCGGCGGCAAGTTTTTAAGCTCGGTCTCTTGTCGCTCTTTAAACGCTTGAACGTCGATATGCTTGCCGAGTAACTCGAGATTCTTCACTTTGTCCGGCCATTTAACGCGCTTGAGCATCCCGACCGCCCCGTTACCGTCTCCGAGCTCTGTCACATCAAGACCGGAAATCGATCGACGCCAAGCCTCCGGCCATTGCGCCAAAGACTTTAACTCGCCTCGATCATCGAGAATATCCACAACGTCGAGAGAGTCGATCTCAAGCAAACGGTTTAAAACATAATCGGCGTCGACTTTAACTCGTTCGTTACGCTCGCTCATAAGCTGCGATAAACGCTCTGTAATGTCATGTTTTGACAACATGGCTGAAGCTATGCGGTTAGCACTTTTCGCGCTGTAACCGGCTCTAATTGCCGCCTGAGTTGCATTTAAGTCTTTCAGGTACTCGAGACAAAACGTCTCTTGCTTTTCTGTTAGTCTCATACTGCTAACTCGATATGACCGCTATCCTCGAACGATTGCCATAAATGCCCTAGCCGGATCTTAACGCCGAGCTCAATCGCTGCATCGACGAACGCTTGCAATACCGGTCTAAAGTACATATTTTCCCAAACTATCTCGCCGTCCATGTAAACCGCAATATCAATCGCGTGAGCCCAACCGTCAGCTTGAACCAAATGCTTGCTATGGATTGTTTTGGAGACTCCTCGCTTTACTAACTCCTCTTGCACTTCTTTACCTCGAGCGCCGCACAAAATACCGAAGTCTCTCGGGCTCAATTCCAACGCACGAAAAGCGACGCGCTGCAAATCAGGGTGTACCGTTCGGAGCTTGTTTAATGATTTAAGCGAGAAGTGATACAAAGAGTCTCCAACCCAAACGCAAGGCAAAAAAAAGCCCTCAGTAAAGAGGGCTAAAACATACAACAAGTCAGCAGATCGCATCCGTAATTTGGAACAACGAACGGCTTGGACAAAAGCCGAGTAACCCAAACTACACAAAGATGATAAATCGCTGCGAGCTTGTTTGTAAGTGGGATTTTGTGTCGAGTTGTCACCGGAAACGAGGCGCGCGTCCGACGTTTGTCGCGCTAAATGTCACGCTCAAATTGTGACATTATTGCGACCTCTCTTTGATTGCCTGATCGAGTATGCTTTTCGCCCATGACGCAAGGCGAACGCCGTCGGCTTGCGCCGCTTTGACATACGCATTCTTTTGCTCTCGAGTGCATCGAACATGCAAGACGGCCTCGGCTCGATCGTCCGGATCTTTGCTCGCGTTCTTGTTGCCTTTCAATGACTCGGCGTTTTGGTGTTTTGCTTCTGCTGACTTCATGCCTCGAACCTCTCAATAACTTGAACGATCAAACGCTCGGCGTCCTTGCGCTTGGATAAAAACGTTTTCATTGCGACGCTAGCCTCTTGAGCGGTTTTAAACTCTTTGCTTTTGCCAAATTCAAAC